ATAAAAAAGGGAGGAGTATTTTACCCCTCCCCGATTCTTAAAATTCAGTTAAGATTAGTTAGCGGAGTTTGTAATTCCGTAAGTAACCATATCCTCAGCATAACCATATTTAGCATCTGCTGTAAAACGCATCACTACTCGAACGTTCTCAGATCCGTCCAAATCTGCGAGGTCGATCACTTTAACAAGGTTCATATCATTCAATAAACCAGTTGCAAAGTGAAGGTTTGAAGATGGAGTAGCAATAGCAGTGTTAGCAGCCATACCATTAGCCATAAATACCGGAATACCATCAAAGAATACATCACCTAAGTTTTGGTTTGTTCCTTTGTTGTCATAACCGTTAGCACCAACTCCAGAAGCAGCGAAACCACCTAAAGCACGTACATATGCTTTGTAGATGTTTTGAGCAACGTAAAGTTTAAGATCTGGATGACCATAAAGGCGAGCTGGGATAGCGTCAACCAATTTGCCAAGCTCTGTGATAACATCACCAGCATCAACAGTTGTACCGGCAACTTCTTGAGCAGCTGGCAAAGCAGCATCCAAAGCAATTTGAGTAGAGATACCAGCGAATTGTCCAGCAGTAGCGTTAACACCAGTCCAGATAGTTGTTTCCATTGAAGCAGCAACTTTCTCAGAAACGTATCCGATTAAGAAGTCAACAAAAGATTTAGGCATTACATCAAATGCAGAGTAGCCCATCTCAGCCGCTTGCCAAGTAGAATGGAAATCTTTTTTGCACAATTGTAGGTTTACTTGGAACTCCTCTGGTTGAAGAATACGCTCAGTAAGGGTAACAGTTGATGTAGCATCGAAGTCGCAAGTAGCGTTTTTGATGATATCATCTGTACCTATTTTTTGAATCACTTGCTTGTACTTAACATTCGGGTGGATAGTAAATCCTCCACGCTCTAAAGTTGGAGCAGATAATAATGCTGCAGCGATATATTTACCGCTAAATTCGCCAGCATAAGTTGTAGTAATTGAAGTGGTAGTAGCCATTTCTTAAAATTTAATTTGGTTAGTTATTTGTTTATTTTTTCAAAGATTGAATCCATAGTAGAACGGCCTTTTTTCTGAGCAAATTTGAACATTTCACGCTCTTGTACGTTCTCCGGATTATGTAAAATTGGTTTTGGCTCAGCATCAGCAGACAATTCAACCGGAGCTTCTTCTTCTTGAGCTTCCACAGTTGGTTGCGCTGAAAGTTTTGCCAATTCAGCTTTCAATGATTCGTTTTCAGCTTGTAATTCTTCCATCTTAGAAAAGAAAGTTTCTTTGATGATAGATTCAATTGTTTTCTTTGGAGATGAAACCTCAGCAGCCATTTCCTCCTCCATTACTGGAGCTTCAGCTTCTGGTTCTTCAACCTCAACTTCAACTTCTGGCTCAGCAGCTTCACGGATATCAGCAATCATACCCTCCTCCAATACAACCAAAATACGCATATCTTCCAATTCGTATTCTCCTACTGGTAAAGGGATTTTTTGCTCATCCTCAGTTACAATAAAAACTTCGTTACCGGCTTCAAAAGCATCAGCTTCCAAAACAGAAACTCCGTCAGTTAATTTCATTTGTTCTAATTTCACTTCCATTCCAAGAAGTGCACGAACTTTGTTTAGGATTTTGTTTTCGTTCATTTGTTTACTTATTTATAATTGCGCAATTTTACCCGTCATATTTGATACCATTCTTGATTTTGACATAAACTCACTTGCTCTTTTAAATTCGGGATAATCTGAATATTTTAAACCTAATTCAGCAAATTGTTTTTCGAATGTTCCACCCATCATATTAATAGTTTTTTGAGAAGCAACAATTTCATCTCCTAATTTTACTATTTGAGGTTTTAACGCATCAATTTTTTCATATAAGCTATTAAAACTTGCTAATAATTTTTCGGCATTATTTAGTTGTTTAACTAAATCATTAATATTAGCTAATTCAACACGCTCAGTAGAAAGTTCAACTTTCTCTTTTTCAATTCCGGCAACCTTAGCCATTACGCTTTTTAAACTCATCTTTTTGCTTTTATACGTCTTTAACTATACTTGTTTTAATTTGTTGCGTTTTTATCCGTTAACTCCGGTAATTGTTCTGGGAGCATTAGTGTTATTTACTGATCCGGATCCTTGCTGAACCAAAGAACCTACGCCTTGATTTTGTAGATCTCCGTTGCAACATTCTTTTGAGTATTTACCGTCATCGCATAAGCATCCACGCTTGCCACCTCTTGGGCTTGATTTACTTGGTGTCTTTTTCATATTACTTAAGTAGTTCTTTAAGTTGGTTAATAATTTCCTCATTTACACTTTGTTTTAATGACATTTCATATTTATCAGCAAAGTAGCCCTCAATAGAAAAGCCTTTTACTTCTCCAGCTTTTACTCGCTTCCAGATATCATCGTTGTTTACTTTCATACTGATCATCCAAGTTCCTTTTGGTAAATCAAAGCCATATAATCGGCTTTTATCCGATTTGGGATCATCAATAATCCAAGATTCAACAACAGACATTCCCTCAATTTCCTTAGCGTGTTCTAACGTAGCATTGTTTTGGTTAGATCTCATTAGGAATAATTCAGATGCTTTACGTACCGTGTTTTCAGAAAAGAATATTTCCCATTCACGTTTTGTTTTATCATCGTTACGGTAAATCTTTTTGTTAGGCGTTAATGCTGGCCCCATCAAAATACGTTTCTCTTGATCAACCTCTTTGAGCTGAACTTGCTGCTTATTTAAAGCAATAAAGTTTTCCTCAATCGCTGGGTATTCAACCACGCTCACAGCATCTATCCCGTGATGCGGATTTTTCTCGTCTATAATTAGTTCAATTAATTCCATATTCCGTAAACTTAAAATGTGTTATAATGTTGCGTTTTCTATTCGGTTTCTATCTAAACTCTGAGCAGTTGTTACTGATCCGGAAACTACGTATGCTTGAACCGGAGTTTGTTGAAGTTGAGCTAACTGATTAATGCCAGAATTTCCAACTACGTTAAAACTTGGTGCTTGCATTTGAGTAGTTCCAGCAAAACTATTTGTGCTTGGTATGCTTGGATCTGGCCCACCACCGCCCGGAGTTTTTACTGATGCAATTGATTTGATGTTTTTAATACCAGCAGCAATAGCTAATCCAGCATTTATAGGAGCTAATACGGGTCCAACAATTGGAACCCCTATGGTAGAAGAATAAGCCTTTTGAGCTGATAAAAACATATTAATAGTAGCTTCGGCAATAGCTGCTGCTTTTCCAGCTTTTGATTGTTCTCCAAATAAATCAGCAATTTGTCCTAACGTAGCCGCAGTAGCTTCTAAGGCCTCCATCATTTGCTGCTTACGTTGCTCATTTAATTCTTTAGTATATTGTAAATTGGCATACTCTGCATCTTGTTGAGCAGATAAACCAGCATTTTTTGCATCTACAATTGCTTGTTGGTAATCTTTTTCAGCTTGAATATCTGCCAAATCTCTTTCGTGAGCTTTTTCAAAAGATTCTTTATCAATCCATTCAATTTCCATAGCAGCTTCATCAAAAGCTTGTACAGAAAAATCCAATACTTCTTTTTGATCCTTAGCAGCTTCTTTCTGTTGTTGCTTCCGTTCTTGTAAACGTTGGTAACTTATATCAGCTTCTTTTTCGTCTAAAGATAGTCTGGCATCAATTAACTTCTGAGATGTTTCCAACCAAGCAGCAGATGCGGCCTCGTATTCTTTTGTGCTTCCGGTTTTAGATTTTTGAAGATAGATTTGTTTTAACTTCTTTTCTTCTTCTTCTAATAGCCTAATTCTATCTTTAGCTCCTTCTGCTTGGATTCTATTTAACTCAGCTTCGGATGCTCCTCTTTTCTTAGCATCAATTAATTCTCTACGTACTCTGTTGTCAAGTGTTTGGCTTACCGTTTCAGTTAGGTTCTTTTGATCTTCTAATCTTTTATTCGTCTTTTCTAACTGAGCATCAAGTTGCTTTTGTTTTTCTTCTGCATCTTCACTTGAATC